ATATAGCCTTCGCCCTAAATTCAATCTCGCTCTCAGTAGTAACAGCAGTAATCTGCAACGGTATAGGAGCCTTCTTCAATACCCTCTTCTGTATAATAGCTTCAAATCTAGATGCAGTCTCTGCATCAAAAAATCTAAATGCACTAGGAGCAGTGGAGTATTGAGAAAATAAATCTGCGAATAGTTCTTCGGCATCAGCTAATGCGTATGGTCTGAATGATAATCTAACAGGACGTATCTTTTGTATAGGAGCAAGAACTAAATCAAGAAGACCCTCTATACGCTTACCTGTCTCAGAATCAATGCCCCCAAGAAAAGATTGTTTGAATTTATCGGGTGTAATCCTTCCAGCAGTAAAATCGGTTATTAGCTTATCAAATCTAGATTTTACATCTCCAGCAAGAAGAATATCCAACTCGTCCAAAAACTTAATCCTACTACGAATCTCTTTCTGTATTGCAACATCCCCAATCATCTGCTTCTTAGATTCTAACTTCGCTACCTCTACCCTAGCCCTCTCCTCACTAGCAGCCCTCAATGCCTTAATCCTCTGCTGTAGATTCCTTCTTCTAGCAATATCAGCAGGACTAGTAGCACCCTTTAGATTAGCTATCGCTTGCTTATATTGTATCTCTATTGGAGATTCAATTATTGCTGCTTCTTCAACAAGTAGTATTTCCTGGTCTATTTTCTGCTCAAGCTCTTTCCTAATTTTACCATATGCAGTTTTATGCTTAGTAGGATTTTTTATCTGATCTCTAAAAATAGAGATCTCTCTCCCACGTTTCGCCTTAGACATACTAGAAATCTTAGATAATTCTCCAACATTACCAGCCTTCATTCTATACGCATTATCAACATAAATTCTTAGCTTACGTAATGCCTCCTTATGTAATCTAGCAACCTCTTGCTTACCCACACTAGAAGCAGCATAATAAACATTATGCCCAATCTCGTGTGAAGTTGCAGCAGCATCAGAAGAAGAAGAAATAATATTTCCTGCGCTGTTCTTACCAAAAAAGTATTCAATTGTTTCTTTATCGCTCTCTGTAAGCTTGGGCCTACCAGAAATTCTTCTAGTCCCCGTAGAATATCTATGTTCAGATACGAGTGGAAGAGATGGAATTTTTCCTGTCTTCTTATACTGTCTCTTTAGCCAATCGCTACCATACTTTTCAACATCAACGGAATTACGAATAACAGGATACATACCATCAAGATTAGCAAAAAATTCTTCGTGTTGAAGAAGTGGGTTGCTCTCTATTAGCTTTCTCATCTCTTGCTGATATAACCGCAAGCCCTTCTTAGAATAAGGCATTGATGCTAGATCAGGAAATTTACGTCTTATATTATTTTCTGTGATCCTTTCTAGTTTTGTAAAAAGTGAATCAAGTCTTTTCTTTCCTGAAGCAGTAGTAGGATCTAAATTTCTTTTCAATAAGAACTTGACTTTCTGAATAGATTTCTCTACGTGCTTACCAACATTAGCAGGAGAGTAATACGAAGATATAAATACATCTTGTAGTGGCTGCGCAAATTTATGTGTACTAAACTTAGAATAGTCAAGAGTAAATTGTTGAAACATTAACTCTCTAAATTCTTCATCACTCAAATATGTCTGTATCTTATAATCTAATATTTTTAGTTTGTTTATACGTGTAAGGAGATTCTTAGGGGCTCTACCAGCATACAAATCAAATAACTGAGCCTTAGTTAGAACTTTAGAAAGTTTAATTCTAGCATCTTCAAAAAATATTCTCCTTGCCTGAGAAAAGACAGCACTGTTAACTGTACTAATTCCACTCGGAACAAGATCAGAAACCTCAAGAATAGCTTGGGGAATCCTACTCGCTACCGCTGCATCTGTCCCAGGACCTAAGTGTACCGATATTCTACCATCTGGCGTTTTCCATACGTATTTTTTATACTTTTTCCACTCGGCCCCTTTTGGGGCGCTAGTTGTATTAAACGACTCAACAGAAGTATAGAATGCTTCATGCTGTAATCCTATATGTTTACCTATTACCCTCTTTACTGCACCACTTATAGTTGGTAAGGCAGCATAGTTGGTAGTTATTATAGTTCTAATAAGCGGAAATAAAGATAAATCTATCAAAGATCCAATTGAATCTATTATATCTCCATCAGGAGCAGGGACTGGAATCAAATCACATCTACAGTTAGACGCGCAAAGCGTACAATCTCTTGGCTTAGGAAAAATTCCATATGGTTGAAAATCATATACACTTAAAATCATTCCACTATAAGATGCGCACTCCTCACAATTATCTCCTGGAGATGTTTGCCACATAACAAATGAAGATGGATTAAGCAAAGATTCTAATTCTTTAATGGACCCCTTCCTAGCTCTAGTCAAATAATTTCCATTACCAATAAATCTTCCTAGTAATTTCTCGTTATCAAACTCCATCCTCATTGCATTCAGAAGAGGCTCCTGTGTCAAAGACCCTAACTTCTGCGCAAAGAATGGTACTTGATATGCAATATAGTTAATGCCAATCATCAACTCATTTATTAGTTCTTCGCTAGGATTATCAATAGCCAATATTTGTGGAATTACGTGATCAACTTTTCTAGTACACCTTTCATTAAACCATGAAACCATGTCTGATTCAAAAATATTAACTACATACGCTAATCCATCCTCATCAAAATACGCATCTTTTAGATAGTGCTTAGCCCTCCACTTCCCAACGTCTATAGCACTAGCAGTATATTTTGGAATAATTAAGAATATGCCATCTAGCATTGATTTCTTAGCATTTTCTAATTCACGCGAAGAAGTTCTCTTCTCAGAAAGATTAAGAAGCAAGCTCAAATATGGAACATAATTCTTTGCTAACTCAGATCTAAAACTAGATACAAGCTTCTTCACTTTCCTGTTATACGAATATAAAAATACCTCTTCCCCATCCCCAAAGAATACGTTGGAGACAGGAACAGCATACGTGTGTAACTTATCTGGATCAAACTGAACTGCTACTGTCATTACTCAATTACTCTAACTGGTATATTATTTGTAGAATCAAACTCTCCAAATATGTCTCGTCTCAATGCACTATCTAAATCTTCTATATTCTTCTTACTCTCGTCTACATCTTCATCTTCTTCAACATCTGCAACAGGCCCCTCCTCTTCATCATCAGTCATTCCACCTACAGGCTCGCCAAGAATATTAATTGCTCCTTGAGCAGTAGAAAGAATCAAATCATCCCCACCCGGCTTTGGAAGAAGATCAAGCTGCTCTCTAGCCTCATTAGGCGTAATAATAATCCCAGTAACCAATTCTTTTAGATCACTAGGAGAATACATAAACCTCTTGAAGAATTTAATCTCTCCTCCAAGAGTATCCCTCAATAAAATATTTAGCCTATCTTGTAGGGTAAGCACAATCGGCGTAAAGAAATCAGACCTAGCAGCTAAGAAGTTCATAGCATCAGAACTAACAGTAGACACCCCCTGCTTCGGGGCCACCAAACCAAAAGATCTGAATATTATATGATCAAGAGAATCAAATAATTCTGGAGATGCGTATCCACTAGCTAATGCTATAAACTCTAGTCCCTCTACATTATCTACAACCTTCAATCCAACCTTCTCTGGATTAGTAAACTCTTCCTTTGCTCTAGTATACCCCTCTGGACTAATCTTCTCCATCGAAAGAATACCAGGAGGTATTGTCCCCTTGTCTGAATAATGCGCTGTACGATCAGCTAGTCTCATTGAAGCTGCAATTTCATTAGCAATAGATTCAATAATAGGAGGATCTGAGTTAGCATACGTTATAGTACAAAACGGTTGAAATATTACATCTTCTACTTTAAATTCTTCGTAATCTTTCCCAACACCAGTAGCTACGTTCTGAATATACTTAACTATTGTTCCATCTCTTTCGCGCTTAGGAAATACTGTAGATGAATCTCTTGAATATAAGCCAATAACCTTTCCTGATAAATCACGCTTTGCAACAATAACACCTCTGCCTATTGTTAAAAGATCTACAACATACGCATTAATTACATCTCTAAATGTATCTCCCTCATTGTTTAACGAGTTAAATAGATCATCCACAGATTCCTTATCAACACTATCTCCAAGAACCTTAATAGGAGTCCTAGAAACAACATGGCTAATAGATGTAACGCACTTCCTAACAGAACCACTTAAACGAAATACTTTTCTAAGCTCAATGCTAGTAAGAGACCCCCCACCGTAGACAGCCAAGGTGGGATATAAGGTATAGGCAGTATTTATTCCTGGATTAGATCTACTAGTTTCTGTGTGTTTTGGATTCTGTACAGGAAGTATCATCATTCTAGGAGGACTTCTTCTACCACTGCCCAGAACTTTACTGACAAAAACTGCAATACGATCTCCAAACGATAAGACTTCTTTCGCCATGACTGCCTCCTATGTGTTCCACACCTCAAATGATCCACTGCTCCCCTTTTCAAGAAATCTTTTAACGCCTTCTCTAAAAAACCAAGTAGCCATTACGCAATCATCATGCGAAGCATGGGGGTAATTAATAATCTCTTTTTTCCAAGCACAATATGGACAATCACATTCCTGTGAGTGAGAAACTTTCGGCACCCTCCACATATTACTTTCAAATTCAAGCCCTAAAGACTTAACACCAACAATATCATCATGCTTCTCAATGCCAGTACGAATAGCATAAAAAGGAAGCTTTCTTAATTCTGACATCCAATCTATCAACGCCCTCTGGTATCCATTAGTTTCAACTATAACAAAATCAGCTTTATATCTTTGATACTTATCATAAATAAGACGGGCAGTAGCAGGTGACGTTATCCGCTCACGAGAAATATCTATAGGAATGCGAATGCCGCTTGGAGTAATAGCCCCAACAAAAACAACCGTGTAACAAGCTTTCCTAGAAACAGGCTCAATAGCTAAGTCAACCGAAATACCAGTCTTCCATATCCCCTCATTAATATACTTCAACGCAACATCTTGAATGGCCTCCCAACTAAGAGAAGAGTCAATACACCTAAGAAACACGTCTTCAGGAATGTCATAATCCTCGTCTGTATATGGACGATTACGAAACTGCATATTGAATCGTCTCTCACGTATTGTTCTACATCTCTTCTGTAGCTTCTCCCTACTCCACTTCCAAGGCCATAGTGGAGTAAAGTCATCATCAATTGCATAAACAAGAGGTTTAAATTCTGGGGATTTTAATAACTCACTAGTTAGATCTTCGCTGTGCCATATGGTTGCAACATAAACCAACCTGGCTTCTTCATCCGGCTCAAGAGCGTTCAAGTGAGTATTGTAGAACGCCTCTTTAATCATATTTCTTGTGCCGTCAGTAGCTACATTTCTCCGTGATACGCAATCATCACAAATCAAAAGGTCTGCACGACCGCCTTCAGCAGACGACTGTATACCAATTGACTCGACTGTAGGATCTCTCAAAGACGAATACTTAGAATCCCGCTTCACCCAAATCTCCCTTGTGGAGATTCTATCATTCACTAACTCAATATTTGGATAGAGTTCTTTAAATCTAGGATTATGCAGAATAGTCTGATGAATGGCTCTAGTAATCGTCTTTGCTTTTACTTCATTACACGAAGTAATTTTAATTCGAGTATTTTTATTTTTACCTATAGCAACGCATGGCTTTGCGACAGCCATCACTGTAGTTTTTGCGTGGAGACGAGGAGCAACAATGACGTTCATCTGATTAGATTGAACAGATCTAATCCAGTCAAGGTGCATATCAGCTAGAGGAATATCGAGCAGATAGGCAATGGCAATCCCCTCGTCTTGCCTTGCCAGCTCAAGAAACTTCTGATGTGCTTCCGTCTTCTCTGTTGTCATCTGTCCCTACGGCACTGCCTAAATACTTGCCGTAATTAATTTGGGTATCAGATGACGGACTAGGATCAACTTCAGGCTTAGGCTCTTTCTTAGGATTCTTTATAATTTTCTCTCTAGATTCCTTAAACAAATTAGCGTACCTAGAATCTCTAGATACGTCATATAAAAACTTCTGCGTTTCCAACAAGTCATGCCAAGATTCTATCTTTACCAATCCAGATGCCAAAGCACCTAGTACCGCCCTCTGTAACTTACTGACTATAGTTACGTCATCTCCACCTATGGAGGGAAGATTTTCTCGTATAGAATTAATCTTGTCATTCCAACCATCCTGTTTAGACCAAGTATGAATAGTTTGTACAGCCCTACCCAACTTGCGTGCAACTGCACGCTTAGACCCTAGAGCTACAAATAATTGAAAAGCATGTTCACGCTCCTCTAAAGTCCCCTTGCTAAGCCTAAAGATAGAATTCATGTCACCCATATTATACAGATCCAACAATATACTGCAAGAAGTTTTTCCAGTGAATTATCAACCAGCCCTTGCCCCTAACAAACGGCACCTCATTATCCATCAATATAAGAACTCTAACATCAGTTGCATCAATTATAACAAAGAATCCAAAATTTGGCCTATATAAAATCGTACCAAATTCAATACCATCCCCCGTAGTATTAACAAATTCTGACCTCAACTCTCCTACAATATCATTTCTACTTGGCTTTAAGAAAGAAAATGCAGATATCTTATTAACGCGTAACAAAAAACAAAACTCAAACCCAGCTACTCCAGCAAACCCATCCTCACAAAAAATACCCCCCTCCCCATACTCTCTAGATTCCTTAAGATTATACCGATGGCAAGGCAATTGTTTTAAAAGGTCCTTCAGGAGTCGTGTCCTCAGACTTAACATCTGCAACCTGTCGAAGTCCTTCCTCGTTAGCAACTTCGGGACTTCCATGTGACACTCCAAATGTAGTTGCCAATCTAATAGCTTTTCTTGCCTCTTCAGGTAAATTAGACGCTCTATACTTTACTCCTTCAAACTCAAACCACCCAGCAGCAGACTTACCAAAAATACCACAAGAAGCACCAACTTCTGCGTAAGCAGGAGAATCATCTATGCCCCCAGAAAACAAGATCTTACATGTAGCCTGCCTAAATGGCGGAGCAATCTTGTTCTTAGTAGCCTCTAATCTGGTAACAATATGATCATCATGCTTGCTCACTCTATTAACCTTTATCTGCGTAGCTGCATGAAAGTTTACTGTCTCTCCTCCTAATTTAGCAATTTTATATGGATTCATAGGATCATGCTTCTGCTGAGACACAACAATAAGTGCTACCCTAGAGTCCCACATTAACCCAGTTATTACGCGAAAACCGCTAGAAATATATCTCGCATGAATACCAATCTGCTTGTTGTCAAAATCTCCATCCATCTCTTCTTGTACTGGAAGTGCTGAGATAGAATCAAAAACAATTACACATGGAGAAGTTAACTCATCCTCTCTTATCTTCCTACACAAAAATCTTATCTGTATAAAAGCCTCTTGTAGCGTAACAACTTCAGGTTTGAATACCTTAGATGGATCTACTCCTTGCTTAATCATCCACTCTGGTTCATAAGAATGCTCTGTGTCAAACAAAATAGCAAACCCATCATTCTGTTGAAAAGAAGCCATAATACTAGCAGCTACCGTACTCTTACCAGAAGAGAACGGACCAAATATTTCTATCAAGCGCCCGAGGGGGGTTCCCCCCCTCCCTATAACATAGTCTAATGCAAAACAATTTGTAGGAAGAAATCCAGCCCTACTTTCTGGTATGAAACTATCAGCAAACCCAATGGCTGATTCTTTCCCAAACTCTGATCTAAATGATGTAACAAGATCACCAATATCATCCATTACGACTGTCCCCCATTATATACCTTCATGTTAGAAAGAAAATCCTGCAACTTAGAATTAACATCCGGCTGCGTAATAGGTGGAGTAGGCTGAGCAACAGTAGATTGCATAGGAATAAAAGGATTCTGTGCAACCGGCTGTGCTGGAGCAGGCTGAATTATAGAAGCAGGTTGTGCAACCGCTACTTGTGTTGAAGTAGCTGCTGCTTGTGTTGGAGATCCCATCCCACTAACGCAAGCCATAACAGCAACTTCAATATCTCCAGTAGCAACTCTAGTCGCTACCTTGTTCAGATCAGACAAACTATTCAAGCAACCAATGTACTCAGGAGGAATAGGAGAAGCTTGAGCAGCCGGATATACCTGATCTGGAGGATTGTTTCCTGTATCAGATATTCTAGTAATAGTTATGTTTCTACCATTCTGTGGGTCCAAAAGACCTGCATATGAAGGATCCATAATAAATGATAGAATAATTGATGAAACAACCTTTGGGAATCTAGTAACAAATGGTCCACGCGCATTCGGTGGAGTAGTAGGCGACATATCTAGCATATTAAAAACACACCCATCACGGGGGAATAGAACCTTTACCTTCTCCTTTATGTACCCCTTAGAAAGAAGCATAGAAGCAGCCTCACACGCAGGACAAATCGAATCAAACGCCCTCTCACAGGGAAAGTGCTTGCCTGCAATGTTCCAGTGCATAGGAACCCTAACATAAAAAATTCCAGATGCATCGAATGGAGGAAGAATTCTAACAATCTGCATACCCTTCTTAATCTTGTAGTTATCAAATGCTTTTCTTGAAAGCTTATCAATATCTGCACGAATCTTGTCTAGATCGATATTCATACTACATTACTCCCCTGAATTCGTGTCCATGTACTTAACCATGTCTTCCAATGATAGCTCGTAGCCATCATTCCAATACTTATCGGAAATTAAATCAACAGATAACGAAAGATTAAGAATAGGAATCGGTTGTCTAAGTGCAGCTATAACTATTTCGTTTACAAGCTCCTCCTCCTCTTCTGGCGCCTCAACCATAATAGCATCATGCAATTGTAAAACAATACCAGCCCTCATCCTCCTTTCCTTAAATTGACGAGAAATATCAATCATCGCCCTAAGCACACAACACGCTACCGTACTCTGTGGAGGAAAATCTCGTGCAGTCCTTTCATCATGATCATCTAAATCTCCAAATGCTGGGAAGTGTATTTTATACCCAAAATGGTTTTGTAGAAACTTGTTTCTCCTAGCAAAATTAACAGTAGCATCAATCCATACACGCAACTTTGGAAACTTAGCAAAGAAAGCATTAATGAGAGAACTAGCAGCATCCTCAGTAATGCCCAAAGCATCTGAAATTGACTTGGCCCCCCTCCCATAAAGAATACCAAAAACAACTTCCTTAGTATGCATTCTCTCTAAAGGAGTAATAGCTTCCTTTGGTTTTTCGTGTGTAATAGCAGCAATTTCAAGGTGAATATCAGCACCTGCTTCAAGAGCAGCAATAAGAGTCTCATCTCCAGATAGATGTGCTGCAACAGCAATCTCCGCTTGAGACAAATCATACTGGTTAAACTTCCACCCGGTAGGAACAGTAAATGCTCTCTTGATGAACGTACCCTTTGGTATGTTCATCATGTTCGGCTGCTCACTAGACAATCTACAAGTTTTAACAAACCCAAGCTTAAATGAAGTTCTTACTCTACTGTCTGGACCAATGGCATTAAAAAATGTCTCTCCAAATGTAGTGCTAAGAAGCCTATTCACAGATCTAATAGAAGAGATCATGCCAATAATTGGATGCATTCCAGCAAGCTTCTTTAACGTTCCCTTGTCAGTAGAAGGAGCATTCGTCTTCTCGCTCCTAGAAATAACCGGCAACTTCAGAACATTGAAAAGAACATGCGCAAGCTGCTTTGTAGAATTTGGATTAAATTCCTCACCAGCAACCTCACACATTTTAGATTTAAGTTCTTCTACATACTCCCCTAATTTAGCCAAAGGCTCTTTCAAATATTCTGTATCAACAAGTACCCCACGTAACTGCATATCAGCAATAATTTGAATCATAGGAATAAGAATATCAAAGAACATAACATCTACATTATCCTCTTTTACCTTCTCAAGTAAATGCTTATAAATAATATAGGTAGAATAAACATCTAGAGCAGAATATTCATACAACTCTTCATCAGGAACTGTAGAATAATCTCCAACCTCCTTCACATACTTATCAAGAGCTTTACTGTATCTAGGTAAAGTAGTATAGAGAGAAATCAAAGTATCTAAATCATTAGGTAAATACGTCTTCGTAGCATGATGTGCCAACATAGTATCAAAGTACATATTCTTAACTTCTATGCCGCGTTTATTCAATCTAGTAATATCAAACACGCCATTCTGTGCAATCTTCTTAGCATTAGACGATAATACTCTAGATACATGTGCAAGAAAGAATGCAGCATCTTCAGATCTATTTTCTTCTATTGGATAAACAAACGACATCTCACCAATAGAAAATGATACACATCTAAGCCTAGAACCCAGACTCAAATCGTCTGTCTCTATGTCAAAAGCAAGCTCCTCTACGGAACATAAAAGTTGAGTAGCCTGCTCTACATTCTGCTTATCTACAACTACGTATTTAACATCTACTTTTATAATCGGCTTGCCGCTTGTATCAACAATCTGTTCCTTAAACCTCTTCAAATCACTAGCAAACAAATCAGCATGGCCCCTGTTCCTAAATAATGCAGCAGGATGAACTGTTGCTAAGTATGGAATCTTAGTACCACTCTGATCGTACTGCTCAACAAAACCACGAGTCTCCATAATCTTAGATCCAAGCACAGCCTGAGTAGCCTCAGACCCAAGAAGCAACATACCAATAGGAGACCTATCTTTTATTTCTCGCAGCAATATTTTCCTACAGCACTCTTTAGCTGCCTTTGGCGGCTTCACTTTTTCGTGTGTGTAACAACGTACAGCATTGGTTATAAAGAACTGATCTCTCTTTAATCCAAGAGAGTCAAGACATGAGTTTAGTAAAATCCCACTAGGGCCAACAAATACTTTCCCCTCTTTTACCTCTGTATCTCCTGGCTGCTCTCCAACAATCATAAATGGGCTACCAACATCGCTAGGAATAAAACTTCCAGCAGGCTTCAATGGACAAGTAGTACACTCAGGATATGTAGGAATCATTATCTCCTCCTAGCAACCCAATCTAAAAACCTATATCTAGGAAAAGAAGCCAACTGCTCTCTAGTATGTTCCGCAGGATCTCCTCTATCCAGTTCGAGAACTTTAACATTGGACATCCCATACTTAAATAATCGCCATCCTGCTAGTTCATTGGCCTCCTCTGCATCTTTATCATAACATAAAGTAATCTCATCAAATTTCTCTGCAAGCAAACCTGCCTGTGCGTTGCTTAGTGCTTTAGAAAAAGATGCCACGCCATTATCGAAAGCTAAGGAATCAAAAATACCCTCACACAGCGTAACTGAAGACTCCCAATCATGCCTGTCATAGTCATAAATAACAGCTGCTTTAGGAAACCCAGTAGAATTTAAATACTTAGGTTCAGCATCTACTATTGTCCTAGCTTGAAATCCAACAACTACCTTCTTGAATATAACAGGCATAATTATACGATTAGCATATTTGCCGTTAAAACAAAACAACCAACCCTCTCTCGGTCTTATTTTTCTATCGTATAAATACTTCATAGAAAGATCATGCTGTGTAATAATAACTGTATCAAAAGGAATTATAACACTAAATGTCTTAGCAGGAAATTGTATGTCCTCTACGGTGTAATCTCCAGATCTAAAGCTAACTAAATCTTTTATTCTTTTAGGAAGATGTGCATATTGACCTCCCTTAGCACATACATAACAATTATATACTCCCTTCTCTTTATTAACATACAACTTCTTCTTCCCACATGTAGGACACACCAAATTTACTTCAGACATCTCTACCTCCCAACTGCCTATGCAGCTCTTCCAAATCTGCTGGCCTTAATTGGTTAGCTCGTGCAAGAGACCTATCAGATCCACCAGACTCTATTATGTTTGTTTCTGGATCGAAGAACACATTTACTGTCTCAAACTTTCTAGCGTTTCTAGCCTTAGCAACAAAAATTCTCATTCTATTCGGATACTCATCAGCAGTTTGATTTATTGTTATAACAATATCAGCAGTAAATGTTTTTCCTATAGACTCAGCAGTGTGTATATTCGTTACTGTCCTAGCCTCCATACCACGCCGATTCGCTTGAGAAGCCGTCCAAATAGCAACCCTATTCTCAGAAGCATACCCTCTAAGATTAATGTATATGCGATCAAGAGCAAGACGCATCTCATCAGTTCTAGGCAATGCAATAAGATCTGCACTATCAAGTACAACTAAATCGGGCTTCTTACCATGCGTGTCCATCAACTTAATTAACGCATTTATTCTTTCGATAGAAACCTGCCCCGCAGGATATTCTTGGATGTATATGTGCCCAGGAAGAGTTGATATTTTATCCAGTATTTCTTTAGCTTTATCTCCATCAGCAATAGGCAAACCAGAAATAGGAGTGCCAGTACAAATAGCCTCTAGCCTAGAACCAATTTGTACCTTTCCATCCTCAAGACTTATATATAAAATACGCTTCCCACTTCTTGCTCCACTAACAGCAAAGTTACATAAAGTAGCAGTTTTACCTACATTCGTTGGAGCCATAGCAACTCCCAACGTTCCAGGCATCAACCCTCCTCCAAGTATCCCATCTAATTCACCAATCCCAGTAGGTACCCTAGAAGCAGACGCTAACTCAAATCTCTGTGCTACCCTGTATGCATGGGTAGCAACAAAATCGTCTGGACTCTCTATTGATATTTCACAATCTTTTCTAGCCTGCTCAAACCTTGCAAAGATCTGATCTATCTTTCCAGCTGACAACATCATGCCAGAATCAGAAATGGCATTCCTAAGTGCCGCTCTCTTTACAAACTCAGTTATCGTATCCCGTATAAACTCAATGTCCTCTGGCTCCATGTGGAAAGCCAGAAACGTCAACTCAGCTATCTCACGTAAGTCATCATCATCTATCTTTGACCCGCTCTTCCTGATTATATTTATTACGTACTCAGGCTTTGGAGAAGTCTTATATATTTTATAGTATTCCTCTACTATCGAAAATAGAATCTTATTACGAATCTTTGTGAATACGTCAGCAGTAAAATAGTCTAGTACACGTAATGCAAACTTCTTATCAGCAACTAAAACCATCAACACGCGATCTTCTATATCAGGAGTGATTATCATTTAGGTTCTTCTTCTGTCCAAGAAGTAGCTATTTCTTCTGCCTTCTTACCATACATATGCTGTGGCAAATACTTTCCTGCCAAAAACTGCATATGAATAAACTCCGAAAGTTTTATGTCTGTATTATTTACAGACTCAACCATTCTAACATAGTGTTTCCACAACTTACTCTCTTCTAGAATACCAGACCTTGGGAAGGACCTAAAACTAGGCTGCAACCTCCTTCTATGAAACTCGTATATTCTTGCAGCGTCATATGGAGTAGCTTCTCCCATCAAGTCACCTTAATAGCCTTAAACTTTACTCTAAATGGCCCCTCACCAGGCTCTAATACAACTCCAAATCTTCGTGTAAAATGACTAGGCTCAAACTCCATCAACTCCTTACCAAGCTCATTACAAACCCATCTTCCATCTTCGGTCTTGCGTAAACTACCAGTAGCCATATAACATGCGGGTCTTCTGCATGAAGACACATCCCTAGCAATATAGAATATTCTTCCAGTAGATTTAATTTTCATAATGCGTGTCCATTTAGATCATCCGCGATTGTAACTTCACCATACTCCTTGTACTTCTTCAATCTATTTTCACCGTGTCTTTCTAACATACTATACCCACATAGAAGAAAATCAAATACTTTAAGTACCTTGTCCTTCTTTGCTCGTAACCCCCTACCTAACCTCTGTGCAAGAACTAAAGCACTCTTCCCACCAGCAGCATTTATCAAAACATCTATGTCTGCATCATCAAGCCCCTCAGAAAACACAGACGTAGCAATCACTACACTGTGAGATTTTAGTAATTCCATACGCTTCTCAACCGGCTTTATTGCACTACTTATAAACACAGACCCTTCTATCAAAGATGCAAGTCTAGAACCATGGTCATGCCTATCTACAAAAATTAGTACCTTTCCCTGATCAGCGTACAACCTAGCCAAACTAACAACATAATTATTCATTACCCAATTTTCTTGAATGCCCATATGATGAATAAGATGACTTTGCTTAATTGGATTCAAGCATCCCAAATATTCGGCAATATCTGGAGGAAGCTGCAACCTGAACATAATAATCCTAACATCCCTACATAAAAGATCTCCTCCAACATCCTCAAGTGAAAGTTTCAATCTAGTAGGACCAACAAAAGCAGGAATCAATACGTCAAAACCATCTGACCTACCTGTTGTAGTACCAGATACACCGTATCTGTAGTACGCATTCTCGCATTTACACAATACCTGAGTATATGTTGAGGCAGGACAATGGTGCACCTCGTCAATTATCACACATTTATAATCATCAAGAGGGGCATGCTTAGCCGATTGAATCGTAGAAACATCTACTACATCGCCAGGAACCCTGTGCCCCCCTCCAAACCTACCTATCTTACCAACATTCTTGATGTGCTTCTTCAATGTATTTGTTATCTGTACTACCATTTCAGATCTAGGTGCAAGAATTAGTGTTCTAACTCCAAGACGCCTGAATATCTCTGCTTTTATAATGGTCTTTCCTGAGCCAGTTGGACTCTCAACTATCCCAGTAGAGTTCTCAAGAAGCGTCGATACAATCCTCTCTTGAACTTCCTTAAGCTTAAAACAGTCCTGCGCTAACTCTAGATCATACTTCTTCTTTGGACAAAATTTATCATACTCTACCTGCCCAGGGAATTTATGGGTCACCATACCCAAAAGACCTGTAGGAAATCTACCATCTTCATCAAGCAAACATATACTTGGAATACTTGCATACGGATTCATCTTCTTAACTAGATACGCACTACTATGCACAAAGGTCAAAAGAACTGATATGCTAAACAATCCTTCGTCGCTGGCTTCGCTTATCTGTGTCCAGATATTTCTAACTGTGTATAGCATTTTACGTTACCCTCATTTGAGAAATTTCCTTTACATGAAATAGCTTTTTCTTTGTAAGAACTAAGCAACACACATCACAAGATGGTATATGAATACCAGCCATATAGTACCCTCTAAATAATTTCTTCAAAACCTTCTTGGCTAAACCTAAATCAATATAGTCAAACGTCAAGAATACCCTATCATGCTTGGTTATATCTACGTCATCCACCCTATCAACATAACCAGACTTCATCATTGATAATGCAGTAGAAACCCCTTTAGCACCAATAAAAGAGCGTAAATCAAATATTACTGGCACACCCCTTTTGACTTTTAAATACTTAGGAACAAAAGAAAAATTTCTATCCATAGGAGCTTCTATATTAGAAGCAAAATACTCTATACTCTCAAACAGAAAATCCTCTAAAACCTCCCTGCTTTCCCACACTCCTCTCAACAACTTATGTGAAGTAAGTAACACCCTAGCAAGTGACCCAGCAAATTTAGTTCTATACTCATATATAAAATCAAGTAAAGTATCGTATAAGAAATCTGAAGCTGCTCCTTTACAAAAAGCCTCTATACTACGATCCCTCTTTGGCTTCTCGGTAATCCCTCCAAGACAATGTACTTCAGGTAAAAACGTAGGATACTCTCTAAGCATAACGGTTTTAACCCTACACTTAATAGTCTCAACATCCCGCCATCTAAACACAAATGGTGCGTACACAACAGGCGGAGGGCGCTTTAAAAACAAAAATACAATCTGTACTTTAGTCTCTGCATTAGAAGCCCTAGAAGTATAACCAAATGGCTGACTCCTAAAATACGGCTCTATCCATCTCCTAGCCCTGTGTACTCTCCAAGCAGCAGATAAAGAAATCTGACCGTGTGTTGTAACTATTTCCCTAGCTATCCATCTATAATCAAACCCTGAAAATAACATCCTCCATGAAGAAGCTAACACACCATACGGCAACGGATTATTAGACCTATGAGCACATGGACTAGCTAAAGAACATAAAGTACACTCTACTTTGTTAACAACAAATTCCGTATAGCAAGGAGGAAAATCAATCATAACAATATTACAATAACCCACCAATCTTAACTACGTTAACATTGGATCTAGAAGCAACATGCTCGTTATGACTAGTAACTATAACTTGCTTAATTGGACAATTTTCCAAAAGATCTAACATGGAACGCATATTCTCAACATCTAATGCATCAAAGCTAGAATCAAAAACCATGAAAGCAGGAGAACCAAACACTACCTCACCATACAATTGAGCAGCAGCTACACGAAATACTGCCCCAATCAAATCCTGCTGCCCCCTAGAATATGTGTTCATAGGATATCCATCAATTTGGAACTCAAACTGATCATCTATGGAGAAGGACTTAAATTGTGTTCTTTCTCTTAAATATGCTGTAACCAAATCCTGTAACTTAACTGTGTACCTAGAAAGCATGTGCTCACGAAAAGCTACAAACGCCTCTCTCAATTCTTTCTTCCTGCTTCCATTGTCAAATTCAACTTGCTGTATCCTACATTGAGACGCCTGCGCCGATAACGTTCCCTTCCTAGAAATCTGTGTTAGCAATAAATTTATATCTTGTGTGATAGCTGGGAAACTATTTAATTCCGCCTCAACACTACTCAAAGAACGACTATCAGCACATAGCTTTATCCTGCCAATCAATACCTGAAGCTCGTCTCTTTTAGACGTTAACTCGTGTAACGTAGCTCTATACCCGTCTAAATCTTTATCAAGAAGACCCAAAATATAAGGAGGATCAGAAATATCAGATCTACAAACAGGACATTTTACTAACGTCTTCGAATCAAAAGATGATAATGAAGATTTTAATGACGAAAGAATCCTAATTTGCCCTGCCCTCTCCCCCACTTGTGCATCTAGTACCTTAGCAGCCTCCAGGGCTTGGCTAAGTGCGTTTATAGCCTGCTCTGGAACCATCTCCAATGCCCTAATCCTAACAAGCTCAGTTCTCAAATTCTGTATCTGCATCAAGACTTCAATTGAAACATCGTCTATCTCTTTTAGTGTTGCTAGTTCTTTTTCAAGCCTGTCTATCTCTCCAGACATATCTGAGACATATGGTATTGTTCCTATGTCTTTTACGCAACTATCAATTATTCCTAAGCCCAGGAAAGAAGCCACTAGGATTCTTCTCTTGGTAGGCGGAAGATTTACAATCTCTGATACACACTGCTGCTTAGCAAAAAATGTAGCTAACATCATGTCCCACGAAACAAAAACATCTGAGAAATACTTACCAACATCCCTAGCGCCGGATACTGTTAATCCACCATCTGTAAATTCTAACTTGGCTGAAGATGAAGACCTAAGCAAATTAAACTTTGTTGGAAACCACCCCTCTGCAAATACAGACATCTTCTCTGCCTGCCCCCTAGAAGAAGTCTCCCCAACATTCCCTATGCACGCCTTGGGTCCCCATAATGCGTATCCGATTGCTTCAATAAATGTAGACTTCCCGCTCCCGTTAGGCCCAACTATGCAAGTCAGACCATCAGGAAATTGGAACCTCATGTCTTTGTAAACACGAAATGATCTAAGTCTAAGGTCTCTAATCATTGATTGTACCAATTACTTATTTTTGCGGATAAGATCTAACCCATCTCCAATAAGATGTGCTCTCTGAGTCTGATTGCAGAAAGTTGAATATGAAGACTCTAGTGTTAGCTCCCCTGAAGTATCTGCCTTCTGAGATGAAACTATCTCGTCCTTGTCCAACCTCTCTACCTTCACATGTAAACAGCCGGATAATCTAGTATATAAACTATCAACAGCAGTAAATGACTTGTCTACCAATACCCTAACGATTTTATCTTTTAACAAATCTCCTGCTATGTCTATCTTGTCTGGAGTAATTGTAACAAATTCTCTGGATTTCGTAGCTACATGTCGTACTTCTTTTGTGTCTGTATCATAAACAACAAATCCTACCCTAACCCTCTCCTGTGTAAAAGTTAGTCTAGAAAAACATCCTGGGTATACAATGTTGTCAGTCTGAAGATGTCTATGAAGATCACCAAGAGCTACATACTCATAATTGGCAAATGGAATCTCTAGGTAGCTTCCTGCAAATCTGTATTCCTCTGGTCCAGCTATACAACCATGTGCAAGAAGTACATCACCATCTAAAGGACGACCCTCAGATCCACTAGGAAACAGAGAGAATACTTTTCCATGAATAGTATGAACCGAAGGCTTATCAAGATTAGACGCTATTATTACATTCTTAGAATGAGCGAGATACTTTAGTGGAGAAACATCTCCACGTACAGCACGATCATGATTTCCCGAAATCAGAAGAACAGGGCAATCAAACAACCCTAAAGCACAAGCTGCGTCAATAGCAAAATTAGGCACAGTTGGTAAATCAAATAGGTCCCCACAAAACAAAACCAAATCAGGCTTCTCCGCTAATGCCTTCTCTATAAAATCATACCAGGACTCTATGACATCTAGAGCCCTTCTGTTTATCCCAGACTGTCTATCCACAACGTTGTAGGCAGAAAAACCTAGATGTGCATCAGCAGCATGGATTATCTTCATTTAGTTTCCTAATAGCAACGGCACATTCTTCAGGACATACTACTTCCTTGCCCATATTTTCACATATACACGTACAGCCACACTCGCAATGTTCATCCAGTGTTTCACATACAGAACACCAAGTATTCCCCTCAGCATTCATCTCGCCAAGTTCTGCACACATACAATTCCCATCACGATGGCATGTACATTCAATTTGGTCACTCATTTAATACCTCCAATAAAAAAGAGAAGCAGCGGAGGACTTCAGCGACTACTTGCTAAAAGGCATAGTTGATTTTCTCTTCTTTAGTGCATGTTGGTAGCTCAACTTTAGCAATAAACATGCTATATGTCGTACTCAGCGCACCGTAGAATCTCAACATAGCCAGTTGCTCTGGGAAAATAGTCTTTAGTTTCCTCCGCTGCTCTCATTTTCATTATGCACAATCA